AGTGTTACGCGCGCGACATCGAGTGCGACAATCTTCATCCCAGTCTTGTCAAAATATATATTCACGTCATTTATGATATCCTTGAGAATTTCAACAAGCGATTTTATGGCAACCGCCTGTATTGTCTTAAGATGTACCATTACTTTAGACACTCACCTTTTTCTTAATTTCGGCGTACGCCTCATTCAAGGGACGTTCTATCCGGGCCTGTAACTCCTTTGTGATTGGTGGGGCTAGGCTTATACCATACGCGTCAATAGGAAATCCTTCCCCAATTCCGTCATATGGCTCATCAAACGTTGTAGCGAGTTTACATTGCGTACATCCTTCAAAATGGGTAGGTATCATACCCTCTAACCATCGCAGAACTTCTATCCCGACATGCTTCTCGCCTTTTGATGTCACTATCGTAGGGACTCTTTCTATACCTTTAGGAACTCCTTCATACACTATATCATGAGTCTTTATAAATGGAATAATCACTGGATTATTTTTAATGAACCCTATCACCTCGGCGCAATATGTACATTTTTGGCTACTGTATACCAGGACTGCTTCAGCTGGCATTTTTTATTTTGATTTGCTATTTTAAATGAGAGAATTGGTCGCAAGTGCAATTGCACTAAGTATACTCTTGTATATTTCACTTAAGCGTGACAATGCGAGTTCAAGATCTATTGAAACATTTACTGTAGAAGTCATGCAAAATGTTCTGAATCAGATTAAAACTACTGAGCCGGACATTTACCCGATAGATACGGTATATTTCAATGATACCGGAAATGGATCATATACCGGACGATTCATGTTTTTCAATACCAAGGATTATTCAGGTGTTCAATACGATGTCCAAACGAAAGGATCTGATATAGTATCCATATCAAAGAGTATTCCTTATAATTATCAGAATCCTTTTAGCGGGTACTCTAAATTTGCCGACTTCAAGGTGGGAGGCGGAGGAGGGACCATGGCATCGAGTAGTATAGACATGACTAAAATCTGGGAAAATTACAGAGCAGGCTGAAAAAATGATGCTACGGGCGAGTACACTCGATGAAGCCGCATCTCATACACGGTCTCTTAAAAAGGACATGTACGCCAAATTTCTCTCTCAGTTTTGTAAAAAAATACAAACATTTAACACACTCGGAATGAGATCAACAGTTTTACACGTGCCCCAATTTTATTTCGGGGGTCCACCCTATGATGTTAATGATGCATCTATATATCTTCGACGTCAACTAGAACGTCTAGGATACCGAGCGACTGTTTCGGATAGTCACGGAACTATTCATGTCGCGTGGGGTGCTAGATTACATGATAAAAAAAATATACCTGTCCGCATAATAGAAGATGACGATAATCTTCCAAGTCTCAGTAATCTTAAAAAGACCGCGGATGCTTTACGCAAAAAATATTCCCCTTCAGAGTAAATGAAGACGGTAGACCTGCTAACTGAACGAATTTCTCGGGTCATTGTTCCAAATGTTAAAGACTATGTACTTGATGTATATGAGCATCCCGAAAATTTTCTCGAGGCGGGTCAGAGTAATACGCATAGTAAACTGATAAAGTTCCAAATGGCACTCAAAAAGGTCCCGAACTGGACTCAGACCCAGATTAAGCATCAGATTGATTCGATCACGAGCAAGTGTACATTTTTTAAGCAACTTTTGATAGGATTATTCGTTGCGTACATTAATCGAATTTCATCAAACTTAAGAACTAACGCATCGAATTCGAAATTAAATATTAAATTACCGTCTGACGAACGATTTGTTCATACATGTTTTATACGGTGCGCACACGACTTGTACGAAGATCCATATATCATGACAAAAGACGAACGAATTCGGGACAAGGATCTCACGACTCGGATAGAAACGTGTGTCATTGAATCGATCCACGAACTCGTTCCAATAGAAGCTATCCTAAATTGTAGACTCCCATCGATTTCTGATTGTATGTCATTCGGAGCGGAAGAAACAGGAGAGACGCCCGCCCCGCTTCCAGTCTCTCCATTTGATATGCCTGATCCCCCTGCCCCGGCTCCGGTCCCGGCCCCGGCTCCGGTCCCGGCTCCGGTCCCGGCCCCGGCTCCGGCTCCGGTCCAAGAATCCGTCCAACAACTAGATGATGACGAAGAGGAGAAACGAGATCTCTTTCCAGATGCACCAGACGACAAAAAACCTATTACTACTATATAAATGGAGGCGTATATGAAAAATCCTCTCAGTGCAGCTGGCTTCGCGGCACTTATTACGATGTTTGCAGTCTATTTTACCAAAGGTACATCATCAAAAGAAATACTCCCAAACTCTGCATATACCAGACCAGCACTATTTGTAGGTCTTCTCGTATATTTTATTGTATATACAGGCAACGGCAAATATGAAACGATATCGAAAGAACCTTTCTAAAACATCATACCGTCCACCATACCATGCACATCCCTTGAGAAACGCTGATTAAGTCGCGATACGAACCCTTCGGTCCATCCTGGGCACTGCATCAGGTCATTAGTCACCTTATTCGTACCCCAATACGGGTGCTCTATAACGGGGCCTGTGAACTTGTGAGCAAGGGTACAACACGTAATGCCTCCGATGTCGACCGTGTGCCCGCAGTCCAGTACCAGGTTATATACGGGCTCTGAACTGGTATACGCAAATCCCTTTGGATATTGCCATACACCATCAATCATAAGTGGGTGCCACGGTGTAATGCATAGGCTGCCCATTTTCACCATGTCGAATGTACCATGGGTCGTATTGTACTGCACGACACACATAACGCGAAATCCACCAAATAGCACATCATCCATTCGAATGTCTTTCACATATTTTGTGGTTCCATCAAACATGGTAACCATACAATGCCCATCGAAACAGCTACAGGCCCCGCGTTGGCATTGTGCCGTCGTACACATTCCCTTGGGCGGTACAATCAGTGGCTTCTCCATTTCGTACTTTAAATGATTTATTTTTTAATTACGCATATAAATGGGGTTTGATATCGTAGAGACGCATGTACGTGGGAAGAGAATCATGGTACCTGCAAATGATATGTATATAGGGTTGGCGTGCCGTGTAGGAACCGAGTGGGATTCCTATATGCATATCATTCTTCGCATGTTTTATAAGCCTGGTACTGATATTCTTGATATCGGTGCAAATATCGGATGTAATTCGCTATTGTTTTCAGATTATGGTCCTGTCCATGCGTGGGAGCCAGCACCTGACATGTTCATGCTTCTCCAAGAGAATACAAAAGGCTATAGAGTAACGTGTCATCAATACGGCCTATTCTCGTCGGAAGGATTCGCAACACTGTACAGAGAAGCACCAACGTCACAAGGGGTACTCAATTACGGGGGTACATCCCTACTATGCGACTGGAATGGCACTCATAAGAGCATGTCGTTTACGATTCCATTGAAACGATTAGATGACGTATACACGCATGGAACTCCATCTATAATTAAAATTGATGTAGAGGGCGTGGACATCGAAGTTCTTAAAGGTGCATTAGGCGTTATAAATACATATAAGCCGACGCTGATTATAGAATATCTAGGGTCTGTCACTGACATTATTCGAATATTGGGAGATGGGTGGTACTATGCCGAACTATATGAACGTAATTTTGTTTTTACATGTGAACCACCAATTGAACCGGTCATTCACTTACTTGAGGGTGGCATATCGTTTTGGGCATCTTCATCCTCGTCAGGTACAACAAATCCTTCCAAATTCCCATCTGAATCCGCATCCGAATCACTGTCATATGATGTTGAAAACTCCGACTCTTCCTCTTCTTCGTCGCCATCTTCAGATGAATAATCATCTTCCACCTTTTCACAGGGTTCGTAGCGTTCTGGTTTCTTTACGAGTCTCCCTGACCGGGTCGTAATCGTCGTTGACATTTCTAGTTTTGAAACCAGTGTACTCTTTAAATGTCATATATAATTCGGGTTTCTGGGCATCTGGTACGTGTTGTTCTATACTATGTAACGTACCTGGCATAACATGGCCCCATGTAAAATACGACCCGAAAATATCAGAAAATTCCTTTGGCCCCTTTCCAACCTTCAGGAATATACTCACTGATACTACGAGTAAAACTACTATCCACATCTCTTTCATTCCTTGGTATTAGGCGAGAAGGAATCCGGTACCGTTTTCCAGAGAATGATTTACAATTCTCATCCTGACACTTCTGAAACACGACACCTGATTTTGGCAATATACAAAACCACACGTGATTTGATTTGTGTCTTCTTTTAATATTTTCACAGTATTTTGAATCCGTAGCGACATAGAAATCCTTCTTGTTGCGGCATTGCTTTACACGAACTACCCTAGCACCTTCATGACCCGGTATGGTTTTTCGTATAAATTCTTCCAGATCTGTATGCGGTTGGCTATTTTCAATCACGTCTTCTACGGTTTCATCCGTATGTCGAATACTAAACATTTTAAGATATTCGACGCTCGGAGTCTTATCCTTAAATTCAGTATATCGCCCGAACTCTATTCGGCCCCATGGAACATATACGGTACTTCCAGATTCGTTCTTAAACGACCATAACATACGAAGTCCACTGCCCTGATATACGCTCGCGTCAATCACCTTGTCCCAATCGGGTCCCATTTCGCGTAAGAGTTTCATCCGTATACCCTGCGCCTTTTCTTTTGTTACTGATGTATCTGGCCAAATCATATGCATACCGTATTTTACACCTTCAGAGACTTCACGGGGCTTTGCGCGCGCAATAAGACATGGACCGAGACACGCAATATCATATATAGCCATAGCAACCTTTTCAAAATCTAATTCATGTTCAGTCGAAACGAAATCAACGTCGACAAAAAACCGAAATCGGTTCGTTTTTTTTTCGACGATATGTAACCTATGCCCATGAGTGAGGTCAGTGATATACGCCTCTAGAAACCCTGGAGTTTCTTTTATAGACCCACCATCTAATATCAGATGGGTAGAATCTCTGGATTTAGTGTACCATTTTTGAGTCTCCATTAGTGTTTAAGGTGAACTTGGTTTTAAATCTTGAATAAAGTGCGTTATGAAACTTAATATTATTGAGTACGCATTCTTGTATCATAGGCCAAATATTCTTGCGGTGTTTCAATCCGGTCGGTGTATCAAATTCCATGTAATCATTTTCGTCGTATTGTTTTTGGAACCGGACACGTCTCGTATCCATGAGCTCTTTATTTACGGTAAACTGATTAATCATCTTTTCTTGATCCGTCAAGGACATAGGAAACTCTATGATATATACATGGTACACATTCAATATACCATCATACGAATCTCTGACCGAAAAATTATACGATGTGTAATTACCTGATCTGATATTGATAACTCCTCGGGTCTCTTCTTCGAGTTCTCTCAATGCACATATAAGCGGATTTAACACCTCGCGCCTATGACACCCCCCCGTTACAAATGTCCATTCTTTAAATCGCTTGTCGTGTACGATTAGGAAATGTGGTTCCCCTTGTATAAAATATACCGGAATGGCAATCGCTTTATGACGTTCCATACGTTCATCCTATCATTTAGCTGGCATATAAAATACCGGCCATTCCATTCTGAATTCGAAGAATATTGTAATTGATTGAATAAAAGTATGTTCCGGTACACATCTGTCCAAATGTAGAAGTTGGTGGCATTACAAGTCTGAATGTATCTATACGGCTAAAATTGAGACTTCCGGTCGGCTGGAGTTTAGAAGTGTCCAGACAGAATGGTACGATTGCCACGCTCGGTGTCGTATTTGTAGAACCAGTCATTGATGTGATCGTCTGAGGTGGTAGTAGTGTCGGTGTGAGACCAGAGAGTATTATCGAGTTGTTCGCCGTATCAATAGTCGAAATACGATACACGGAACCGTTAAGAGTAACTGGTGCATTCGCAAATAGACCGGCTACGGATGATGTGTATAATACGGCCGGATTATACATCACAGATGTCACTGCAGAGTTATCCTCTGCGAGAATATTCATAGTAACTGCCGTAATTGCCACAGACCCACCCGTATCAGGAATCAATGGCGTGGTGCCATACCGGGTCGTAGTAATCTGGAACGTCGTAGAACTGAGTAAGGCTGAGATGTAATACGTTTGTGTGCTACTCATATTGTATATAGCCGATTCCGCATTAGGAAACGTCACGGCCATGCCGACATACCACGCCAAGTCGGTTACGCCGCCCCCAGTCAACGTAAATGTCGGATCTTTGGGTAAAATCGATAGGGCTATGCCAGTAACACCAGTTATACTCGTTAATGTGATTGGTATGGTTGGGCCAGGTGGTAGCGTTGTAAAAGGTTTTTCCATTGTAACTATCGTACCGCCAGTGACCGGTTTGACTGTCGCAATAGGGAGTAATGAATACCCTCCTGTATACGCGGCCAGCCCACTCATATTCATGCCCACATAGACATTTGAGGTTGGAATAAATAGGGTCCGGTCATTTGAAACTTGGTATGATACGGAAGGATTCGTGGTAAGGAACGTTCCGTTCGGATAGTACCCGTAGGGTGTTAGGTAATACTGGTTCACATCAGTCCAATGGTATATCGTCCGCGTTTCACCGATATCATTCCCGTTAATCTGAATCTTGAATTTTAATGCAGCTGCGAGTGACGGATTGGTTTTATACGTATCTGTGTAGTTTTTCGTCTCAAATGCGATACACTTTATCGGCTGCGCTAATGCGAATTCAATCGTAGATGTATTTGAAACGAAAGAACGATTCACCTGAGTTATTAGCATGTCATGTGACTTTTTGGCAAAGAATTCGCGCTCATCGTTGTCTAGATATATGAACCGAGACCAGCATATAATATCATAATTAGTGCCATTTCCATCTGTTGGAATTGACGGCCCCCATGTAATCCTTAGTTCTACGTCATGGTATTGTAGAGCTACTAAAGGTATCGCGGATTGCCAGTCTTTACAGAAGAAAAACTTCAGGGGATAGAACCCCTTGCTCGCGTTATTATCCGGAATGTATCTTGAAGAATAAGTCTGGGCACCTATGACCGGCTCAATATTGGACATGTACGGGAAATCTTGCGTGTCAATAATCTGGCCGCCAATCAAGAGCTCCACCTTAGATATAATCTGCGACCAGTCTACGGTAGGATCAGTAGTGCCGATCGCCTTATTATGTGCCGTAAAGTATACGTGACTTAATAGATCGCCTTTCTTCTCGAACCGGATCAGGGACACCCCGTTATTTACAGTAGACCCCTGGACCAGTTGGCGCTCGATTGACGATGCAAAATGTGTATATCTTTTATAACTAGAACGAAAGAATGATACTTCGGGGTTTCCTGATAGATATGTATCCTGAACACCGACCGCGACAAGCTGAGTGATTCCACCAGACATTCTGTTCTTAGTATTAGGATTCGTTTTTTTTTCTTGGAATCTATAAATAATGGTATCGCGGTTTAGCCCCTCTTCAATGAGGAAGATACCGAACATGAACATGATGCTGGGTGGTGCGTCAGTTTATCAGGGGACGGGGATGGGGCCTACCCGGGCCGACCAACTTTTTTCTCAGGCTAACTTAAAAATGGCACACCGGTTTGAAAAGTTCAGTGTGCATGTACCCACTGGCAATACCTTTGTTCCCAAGAGAGGTAAATACAGAGGGACTGAATACCCAATCATGGTAGGTCAGTATGCAAATGGTACTTTGGGTAAGCCTTATTATGTAACCGGAGGTGATAGAAAGGTATCCGTGCGCGCAAGGGAGAGACTTGCTCGCGCTCTTAACGTGTCTAAATATGACCTGGCCGGGCACACAAATGCCATAGGCCGCACCGTCTATGTGGGTCCGAGAGGTGGGCTGTTCGTACTGAGCAAGAGTGGAAGGCGGGCTAAGCCGTCTGTGCCGCGCAAACAGCGTGTCGTGCAGGCCGCGTCGCCTTATTATGGTCTTTTCGATTAATTAATTAATTGATATGGCGTATGCGTTCTTACTTAATACATCCTTCGCCAATGACAAATTTGTTGCCCATGGATTATTCTGAGTATCCGTTTTAATTTCGTTAAATTTATAAAAATCAGGGCCTTTATACATTTGGAACCTGGACCCATTAGGGGGACCAGGTTCGTTCGTTTCATTCTCCCGACGAAGGCTCGTTACTATACCGCCTGCGTCTAGAGGATCCGCCCGAACATTCATTTTTTGTCCGTTTCCAGCACGGTCAGGCTTGCTTCTGTTATCTGAAATGTGCGGTAATTGTTTGAATGTTGATTCGGTCGAAAGATCAGCGTATGGTTGCTTTATGAAATAGGCCGATTGGCCATACTGGACGTCGTCACCCGACTGGCGGAATCCAGTCTGGGCCCGAATGGTTTGGCGCTCAGTCTTTATATATTCAGGACGTCCCTCTGGTCCGTGTAAAGAACCCCCTTGACCATGGCCGCTGGTCTGGACTGGATCTCTATGGTATATCTTTTCAGGGAAATGAGTCAGTGCGCCAGTTACAGTAGCCCCTCCCTTTACAATCGGATTCGCTGGTCCGCCCATATTCCCTCTGAGACCTATAAGGTATTCGTCATTTGGATTATTAGGTAGGACCCGAAAATATTCCTGGAACCCACCAGTTGCCGGTACGTTTGGTCCAACACCTAAACCAGGGCCGATATTCATACGGGCAATTGGGGCTAAGTTATTCATCTTATTGGATACATTCTGACGGTTGGATGTATCGTACACTGGCTGACCAAAGGGAAATTGGACCTGGTTCTGAACCTGTAAACTATGAATTTCTTGTTTAGGAGGAAGTATAGTACTCCCGATTCTCCGACCCACATCCGGATTCAGATTCTGTTGACCCATAAAATCCATCGAGTGATCACGTGGGTTTCGCTGGGGACACTGGGCCTGTGCTAACAAAGGGGTCTTTTTCGTATCATCATATGGCGGCGGATCTGCTGAAAAATTACGACCGGCGACGACCAGGCCGAGTACAGCTGCAATGGATAAAGCATCCATTTACTTTACGGGCCTGTTTTTTTTTGGTATCTCATGGTGAATCTGGTATTCTGATCGTCTGCGTACGTACTGATCGGACACCAGCCCATAGTAGGAAATGGGTCCGTAATGTATAAGTTTGGAAACTCGTATGGTACTGAGGCATATTGCTTCTTGTAATCGAATGTGGTCTGAGGCCGAAGCGTATCCTCTATCATGGCCATGTGCTCCGCATCCATTTAGTATCAGGCTATGTTTTTATTGATGTTCCCGACAACATTATGAACTTTTGTGAGGCCCTGTACCCCTGCGCTCGACAGAATCGAGCCCTCTACCCCATTTTGAATCTGGATTACAAAAAGACGGATTGTCACGACATGTCGGTATATACATACCACCATATGCCGCATCAACAAAATCCGAGCTTTCAAGGGTAGGTGCAGTATAAAAATTATGTTCAGCAAACCACCTACCCTCCATAAACGGATGAATCGAATCCCATTGGCGAGTAAGTGATGCACGGTCAGGGGGGCCTACCGTACCACCGAGTCCGTTATTCATCGGATTGTCCGGTGAAGCTACTTTCTGTGTATATGGCATTGTAGAGTCCGAGATCATACCATTCTTATACATGTAGTATAGTGCTACCAGTGAGAGTGTACCCACCAAAAGTATTCGAACGTCTCGTCTGATGATGTATAAAATGCATGATAAGTATAATATGAATCGAGTCGTCGCGAGCACCCTTTCCTTAGGATTCTGACGATGACTCGGCCAGAAGGAGAGAATCTTGTCCGATCGAAATATTTCGTTCATTTACTTTTGCTGAGAAATTGTATTCATAAGATCCATGAGCGACAATGGCGATTCGGCCATTTGACCGGCGCACTTTTCGGCCAACTGCTCAATCATAGTGAGTGTGTCAGCCGGAAAGCTCTTGATGGTCGTACCAAGGATCACCAGGGTGTGCAGATACTGCCAAATAGCACCTTTCGTCTGATCTGAACAGTTCACCCATAGACTATCTAGATCTATGTCAGAAATACTATTCACATTCTTACTATCATGTGTAATAAACGTATCGTCTTTGTTCATGATCTTTTTGACGTACGGCTGGACCGTATCCATGAATCCATCCAGAATAGCCCTAGGTTTTGTGGCGCGTACGATGTCAAATGATGCCTGAAACTTGATAACCGCCTTGTTATCCGGAAATGTAAGATTCAACTCGGTCAGAAATTGTTCCATCATATCATTGAATGCATTCACGGTTGTGACGGCCATTTGAATTTGTTAGGTGTCGTATCTTTAAATTAAAGGGATCGTGTCACGTATAACGAGGATAGTATGTTCACAATATCGATTGAAGAGCCGT